TGAGTGTGGTCTCATCGACCTTCGGCTGGCCTGACTCGGTGAACTCCTGCGGCTTCCAGCCATAGAGCTTGATGAGCCGGTCGGCAATCTGCTGGCGGCTCGACGGGTTGAACTCTTGGAGCTTGACCTTGGAGAACGTGGCACCGGCCACATAGCCGTACCGCTTGTTGTCCCCCTTGGGAGTGAACCTCCCTTGGTTGACGTACCACGGCTTGAACATCTCCTTGAGTTCGGCGTCGATGGCAGCGCGGCGGGCAGCCAGTACGGAGTACAGCTCGGCAGCCTTCTCCACGTTGAAGCGGTAGCCGAAGCGTTCCTGCAAGCCGATGATGTGGCAGAACCAGTGTTCCAGTTCGATGGCTTGCTCGGGGATCTCCTTGGTCTGGATCTTCTCCCAGAGCTTCTCGGTTACCTCCACGTCCAGCTCGCAGTAGTCCTGCATGGGCTGGTTCCAGTTGGCCCATGGGTCGAGACCCTTGGCCTTCATCTCCTTGGCGTAGTCGCCCTTGTTGAGCTTGAGGCGGTGGCCCCACGCTTCCAGACCATGGGAGCCACGGAGCTTACCGGGCATTCGCTTGGCCCGGATCAGCCCCATGTCCCGGTCACCCAGCTCAGGCCAGAGAAGCCGCGAGTACAACAGGGTGTCGGTCACCTTCTCCAACGGGATCTCGAACCACGGGTAGACCTGCTGGATGGCGGGGATGTCGAACTTGATGATGTTGTGGCCAACCACTCGGTCAGCCTTCATGAGCAGTTCGAGGCCAGCCTTGATCGGCAGGTAACCCTCTTGGTCAGCACAGGAGTAGACCTTGCCGGTCTCTGCTTCCTTGATGACGAGGGAGTGAACGGTGTTGAGCTGGTGAAGCAGCCCGTTGGTTTCAATGTCGAATAGTGCGGTCTTCATCTGGCCCTCTCGCTGGAGTAGCTATGCACAGGTGGATAGATCAGAAGTCAGAAGAACCCTCCCAAGGCGGGGTATCGTCCTCCTTCGGTTCAGTGGAGTCGTCGAAGCCGTAGTCCTCGGCGGGTGTCTCCTTCTCGAACAACTTGCCGGTGTGCTGGTCGTAGCCGAGAAGGATGGTCTTGCCGGTGGACTGGCCGGTGTACCGATCCTTGAGGATGCGGAAGGTGGTGGTCTGGCGTTCGTCTTCGTCCTCGGCCTGTTGGTTGCGCTCAAGACCGAACATGAAGTAACTCCAGAAGCCGATGGCTCGGCTGCCCTTGAAGTGGCGGATCATGACCCTGCCGCCTTCCTCATGGGGCTTGCCTTCCGGGGTGGACAGGTGACTGACGAAGTGGATGATGCAGCCCAGCTCGTTGGCCAGACCTGCCATCTCCTTCATCATCTGCTCGATGGACTCCTTCTCGTTGGAGGTGTCCGCCATGGCAGTGAGGTGGTCGAGGTAGATGAGCTTGATGCCCTTGCTGACGACCATGTAGCGGATCTTCAGCTTGACCACATCCCACTCGGTATCACCCCAGTTGTCGTAGAAGGTGACCTTGCCCTTGAGCCGCTTGAGGGTCTCGCGGAGCTGGGCCACTTCCCACCCTGCATCGGGGACGTGATACCTCTGACCATCGACCTTACCGGCGATGCGCTTACCGACCTCGACAGGCTTGGCTTCGAGGAAGATCACACCGACCTTCTGCTTCAACTCCAGCACGTCGAAGGCGATCTGCTGGGTCAGGATGTCGGTCTTGCCCACACCCGTACCGGCACCGAAGGCGTAGAGTTCACCCCAGCGGCGACCGTAGGTGTACTGGTGGAGGGTCGGTAGGAACCACGGCAGCCCCCACTCGATGGGCTTCTCGATCTCGTCGAGGATCTCGTCGATGTCGAGGATGCCATCGGGCCGGTACTCCTTGGCGTTCCAGATGGCTTGGATCACTTCCTGCCCACGCCCCGCACACAACAGTTCGTTGGGGTCTTTCAGTGGCAGGGTGGCGATCTTGGCCTTACCCGGAGGCAGCAGCTCGGCTACCTTCTGGCTGGCTTCACGACCAGGGTCATCCATGTCGAACATGAGGATCACTTCCTCGAACGACATGACCCACTCAAGGTTGTCCTTGATGGCGTTGGCGGCACCTTGGGCACCGTTGGGAAGGGAGACCACCGGCCACTTGTTGTTCTGCAACTGGCTGACGGTCATGCAGTCGATCTCACCCTCGGTGATGACCAGCTTCTTACCGCCCTGCCCCCAGAGTTGCTGACCAAAGAGGGTGGCCTTCTTGAAGTCTCCGGTGGTGCGGAAGTCCTTGTTGGCGAACCTGACCTTCTGCCCGACCAGCTTAGAGTCTTCGTCGTAGTACGGGGCAACTTGGACAAGCTCACCCTTGAAGGAACCGATGAAGTACCCGAACTTCTTGCAGGTCTCCTCGGTGAGTTTGCGCTTGGTCAGCGCACGGTATTCCCCGAAGGGAACCAGAGGTTTGTCTGTCGCCACTTGCTTGCCCCTCGGTTTGTCTGGTTCGTCCTCGTCCTCCTTGCGATTAACGCCGCAACTGAAGCACTTGCCCCAGCCACGGTCGTTAATCGAATAGGCGTCGGAGGAGCCGCATTCAGGGCATGGCAAGTGGGTCTGTACCCACTCGCTCATTCACCCTTGACCTCTCCGGTTTCGTTCTCGATGAGCTTGGCGAGGTTGGCTGCGATGTTCTTGGCGGCCTGAGCCTCGGCGGTCAGCGACAGGTTCTGCTGGTGCAGCGCGGAGATGCGGTTGGTGTTCTCCTCGACGGAGACCATGTTGGCCTTGGCCAGTTGCTCCAGCTTGCTGATGGTCTTAGTGAAACCGGACAGGATGCCGTTCAGTGCTTTCATCGGTGTCTCCTTCAGGCGGTCTTGCGGGCGTCTTCGATCAGGGAGTAGCGGGCGTAACGCTGTCCGGTCAGCTTGTTGTGTTCCATCACGGACTCGATGCGGTAACCCATCTCCTTCAGGTCAGCGATGCGGCGCGGTAGGGCCATCACACCGAAATCCATCAGGGCACTGCGCTGGGTGATGCTGTGGCCCTTGCGGAGGTGGTTCAGGATCAGTTCGCACTGCGGAGACAGCTTGCGGATCTGGTTGATGGTCATGGATAACTCCTCACAGTTGTCGTGGGTCTTGAATGCAGAAACCCCCAGCCGGAGCCGGGGGTCAGTTGGGTGTTCCAATACTGTCCCCTAATCAGTTGGCCAGTAGCTGGACGCTCTGGAACCGCTCTGATTCGGGGTACTTGTGGATGACCTTATCGCTCCACCAGTCGGCCACCTCGAAGGACGGACATGCCTTGGGTGACGCGCCAGTGCGGGCGATCAGGTCGCGGTGTCCACCGATGGTGTGGATGGAGGGGAAGCGTTCGAGCAGGGTCAGTACGACTTCCTCCAGTGACTTCCACTGGGCCTCGGTGAAGTTGTCTTCCGGGCGGTTGTCTGCGTCGACGCCACCCACCATGCAGATGCCGATGGTTCGCTTGTTCCAGCCGGGGCCGCAGTCACCCACATGGGCACCTGCTCGGGCCAGCGGACGGCAGCGGTCACCGTTCTCATGGCTTTCGATCTTGCCGTTGCGGCGGATAACGTAGTGGTAGCCACAGCCCCACCAACCCTTGGCTCGATGCCAGCGGTCGATGTCTGCTGCACCAATGTCAGAGGTGGGCGGGGTTGCGGCGCAGTGGATAATCAGATGGTCGATCTCTCTCATTTCTTCACTCGCGCTGCATCCAAGGCAGCAAGGCGGAACTCGCAGACAGGCTCATCCAGCCACTCTTGGGGGATGAACTTGTCGGCGTAGCGGAGGCCATGCTTGTCACACCACATGGCGTAGGTGGTCTTGCTGTTCTTGGAGATTCGGGTTCGGGAATTGGAGAACACGAACCGGATGTCGAGGGCGGGATACTGCTCCTTGATGATGAGGTGCTTCTGCCTGTCCTCTACGACAAACCGGCCTTTGCTCTCGATGATGATGCCGTTGGGTAGGATGAAGTCCGGCGTGTACTTGGCGTTCCGGGCTGGCTTGATGTAGGCGATCTTCTCGGACTCGTAGTCAACCTTGAGTCCTGCCTCATGGAGCTGCTTGGCGATCTGTTCCTCAAGGCCAGACCGGAACCCGTACACGAAGCCGGGATTCCGGGTCTGCCGTTTCGCCAATTAGAAGTCTCCGTCTTGATCGTCAGTGTCGTCAGCCGGGGTATCGTCTTCGGAAGCGAAGCCATTATCACCAGCCTCGTCCTCAGCCTCGTAGCCTTCCTCCTCACCGAAGCCGTAGTTCTCAGCGGAAGCACCGCCACCTTGACGCAGCTCGATGATCTGGGCTGCCTTCAGGCGCAGGGTGATACCGGCACCGATCAGCTTGGTGTAGAAGGGAACGACCTCGAAGCTCACCTTGATCTTGCTGCCGCCCCAGATTTCCTCACCGTCGAAGGGCTTACCCTTGGCGTCGAACAGGGCCGGGGCTTGGGTGAACTCCTTGCCATCACGGGTGGTGCCGCTGGCCTTGAGCTTGAAGTTGACCAGCAGGTCTCCGTTGTCGTCGTCGAAGGAGTAAGGCGCATCAGCCTCCTTGATCTTGCCCTTGTTCTCCTGCTTCGCTTTCTCGACGGCTTTCTCCAGCATCCCATCGAGGAACTCCTGCATGGTGCCAAGGGACTTGCGCTTGGCGTCATAGACTTCAGCGTCCGGGGAGAGACGCAGCTTCACCTTGTACTCACCGTCCGGGTTGTACTCGGTGTCCGGCTCGATCAGGTAGGGGTAAATGGCCACGCCGATGTCAGACACATAGCGTGGGTTGCGGGCTTTCTTCTGTGCCATTCAAAGAATCCTCACGGTTGTTGCGGGATGTATGTGCGGGTGGATAGGTTCAGGCGCGGTGACGTTCTTCGAGTTCTTTCACGTCGTAGCCTTCAGCCATGAGGGCTGCTGCCAGATCCAGAGGGATGGGGTATCCGGCGTTCCAGATGATGATTGCTTGGGAAAGGTTGCTCATGATTGGGTCTCCAATACTGTCTCCTAATTGATCGGGACGGAGACCCATGAGGGCGGGTCTCCAATACTGTCCCCTAATTGCTCAGTCGAAGATGTCCGGCGGCAGACGGGCCAGATCGACGGCGGTCTGAAGGAATACCCTCAGTCCCAACACGCCGAGGAACAGGCCACCCATCACCAGAAAGAACGTCAGTGCGATATTGACCATTGCGACCTCGTAATACTTGCGTAGGTGGATAGGTTCAGGCAAAGAAATACTCTGACTCCATGACAAGAGCCAGATCCAGATCCCCTTTCGGGGGTAGCTCGTCGAGCGTGGTGCCCTCCGGTAGCTGCAACTCCAGCTCCTCCTTGAAGCGAGCCATCACGTCTTCCTCGTACATGGCAATGAACTCCTCCCGCAGGAACTGAGCCAGTGCCCATGCGTTGCCAGCGTGGGTGCCGTAGCTGTCGTGGATCAGGGAGAAGGAACGGATGCCTTCGGCCCAGCAGCGACGAACGGTAGCCCGCATGTGGCTGGCGTCCATGCTGTGTACCCAGTTGGGGCTGATGCCGTTGGCTTGCTTCTGCCGGTCGAGCGTGGTGGTTGCCTCGGTGGCCACGGTCAGCTTGTGCTGGACACCACCGAAGGTCAGCTTGACCCGCTTGGAGAGCATCTTCGGGTAGGCTTGCAGCACCACCAGACCATCCGGGGTTTCCCAGCGGACAGGCAGACCTTCCTTCGCCGCCGCACGGGCAGCCTTCTGGAGCCAGTCCATCGCCTGACGGGCAGCGACTACCACCTCGCCCACGCAGTCCCAGATCAGGGTGCCCATGTAGCTGGCAGCGTCCCAGCCTGATCCTTCCCACGGGAAGTTCTCCTGACCGACCTCGAACTTGTAGGGCTGGACGGTATCCTCGAAGACCTGGGTCTTGAAGCCGAACGCCTTGGCACCGTAGGCCAGCGTCATGACCGGACGCTTGCACACCTTGCGGTTGATACCATGCTTCAGCCAGCCCTGAGCCAGTGCGGCGATCTTCTCGTCCTCACTCTGGGCATCCTGTTCGACACGCAGCAGCACACGGTCAGCCACCTTCTGGTAGATGTCAGCCGGGAGATCACTCGGGGTCAGGTTCACCGCCTCACCGCCGATGGCATCACGCAGCATGGCGCTGAAGTTCTGGAGGCCATTGCAGGAGCCATCCATCTGTACCGGCAGGGTGGACACGAAGCCCCAGCCCTCACGCTTGAACTCTGCCCACTCGAAGCAGAACGCAAGGAACTCGAACGGCTTGTCCGCATCGGCCCACAGCTTGTTGCTGTAGGGGTCTTCGGCACAGGCGAGGATCTGAGCTTCATGCTCCTCGACCCAGCGCACACGGTCGTCCAGAGAAACCTTGTCGTACCCATAACAGTTGCTCCCGTGGATAGCTAACCACGCACGACCTTCCTCGTCGTTGATGGCAACTCCGTTGGCGAACTCCAGCAGTCCCTTCGACAGGTCGGAACCCTGCGGGTTGAGGAACATGGGCACGGCATAGCAGCGGCCCCGGAAGTCGAACTGGTGGGGGAAGAAGATTTCCTCCTCCTCCTCGAACATCTCGGCCACCATCAGAACCTTGGCGAACTGGAGACGCAGGGACTTCAGCTTGGCGTTGGCCGCATAGGTATCCGTGGCACTGCGCTTCCACTGCTTGAACAGGGTGACCTGCTCGTCAGTCCACTCCTCGCGGGGCAGCTCGACCTCAAGGAAGTGCGGCTTCGGGGGCAGCGGGAGGTCTTCGGCTGAAGGGATACCACCCAGCGTGGAGCCGTTGTCCCACAGGGTACGCACCACGTCCAGCACACGGCGGTTGATGCACCATGCGGTGTGCTGCATTGCGTTCACGGCATCGTACACCTCGGGCATGTCATGCTCAGCCAGTTCCTCAAGGTACTCACGGGAGTGGGTCTTGACGAGGGCCAGTCGGCGGACACGGGGCGTCCAGTAGCCACCCTCGAAGGGTGAAGTCCATGGACGGGGCGGCATGATGGTCGGCAGGTACACCGGGGACAGGGCTTCACAACGGTTGTTCTCCTCGTTGATCCACTCGATGGTCTCCGGGGTGGGTTCGACCCGGACTTCCTGACGCTTGGTGTCCACGGTGTAGGTCACCTGCTGCACCAGTCCGGTGGTCTCGACCATGATCTCGATGAGCTTACAGCCCACCTGAGTCTGGTCTTGCGGCGACCACTCGTCCCACTCGATGCCTCGGGACTTCATGTTGTGCATCATGCTGATGCGCTGACGGCGGTAGTCGGAACCGTTCACTGACTTCTCGCGCTTGACCAACCAAGAGAAAGTCTGAGGGTCTGCCTCAGCGAAGCGACGAAAAGCCAGCTCGTCCTCGATCATCTGAGCGATGCGACGAGACAGGGGAACCAAGGTGGAACCCTTGGCGACACCATCCAGAACCACACGGGCAGTGATGACTGCGGCAGCTTCAGGTTCGATCAGCTTCAGGAACTTGACTGCGGTGTGACGCTTACCGGCACGACCTGAACTTGCCTCCTCGATGAACTGCTCGATGCCCTTGGTGATCTTCTCGATGGAGTGGTTCATCAGACGACGAACGGAGCGGACACTGGTTTCCTGACCACGCTCTCTGGCCTTGGACACATTCGACCAGAAACGATCAACACCCATGCCCCTCATCTTCTCCTCAAGTTCAGCCTGTCGTCCGAACTTAGAGTTCCACTCCTCGTTGTTATCAATCTCTTTGATGATGATGTCAGTAATACTATTGGTCATCTTTTAGTCTCTCTTTTGGTTGGTCTTTGAGAGGGTCTTTGAGGACTGGCCTGTCCTCTCCCCCGGTGTCCCATAACTGTCCCCTAATCGGTCGGGGCAGCTTTCGGCGCTCCATAACTGTCCCCTAATCGCTTGCGAATACATGCGAGGGTGGATAGGTGGAGGCAAAAAAAGGGCGCAGTTCGGCTGTGGCGTGCCACATTGACTGGCCGCCTAAAGATTACTTGCGAGGATGGATAGCTGCAAGGATAAAAAAACCCCGCCTTTCGGCAGGGTCTGATGTGAGGGTGGATAGATTGATGCGTTTCCTTTTGAATCTAATGTCATGCCCATCGCCATGTGTAAGTGATTGATTCATAAGGACTCTACTACCCACCCTCGCAACGATTGCGTGGCTTAAACCACCGCCGCGCCACTGTGGTGTGGTGTGGTGGCACTCTGCGGATTCACATCTTCTGTGGTTTTCACCTGCTCCAATGCCCTGATCGCACTCACCAGATTATCAGGTGACAGATGGGCATATCGCATGGTGACTACCACTGAACTGTGGCCAGCCAGCTTGGAGATGGTGGTGATGTCCACCCCTCGCTGAACCAGACGAGAACAGAAGGTGTGCCGCATGGCATGAGGTACGAACTGAGGGTCACGCATGAGGCCCATGTGGCTCCGTGCAGCGTCCCAATAGTGGCGTACCATGGAGTGAGTCCAACCCTCGAACAGGCGTCCCTCTCCGGCTTCCTTTGCGCGTCTCTCGAAGACTTCTCGGGCGCGTTCAGTCAGTGGAATGGATCGGGCTTTCCCGCTCTTGGTCTCCCACAATGTTACCAGACCATCAGATAAATCACGACCCTGAACCTTGAGGATTTCCCCCATCCGCATCCCTGTGTCGATGCCGATCTTGATGATGTCCACCATGTCGAACTTCTCGATCAGGGTCATGTAACCAATGAGGTCTTTCTCCTCCTGCTCGGTGATGTAACGGATGCGATGCTCCGGTTCTTTCTTCCGGTCAATCTTCGGCTTCCGCACGATGTACCCACGCTCGGCTGCAAAGGTCAGCATCTTTGAGAGAGCGGACAGGCGGCGATTGATGGTGGCATCAGCGATACCTTCCCGCTCGAACAGGAAGACCATCTCGTCGATGCGCTGCTCGGTCACCGCACCGGGAGCCAGACGTGGGCCGAGAGCTTCCACGCATTTCATGGCGTTGATTCGTGAGGACTTCTCCGACTTGGCTCCCTTCCAGAACCGCTGGTAGGTCACCTCGAAAAGATCGGTCAAAGTTTGCGGCCCAGCCTTTACCATGCCGCTGTCCTCTGTTATGCTCTCGCCCCGCATCAGTGCAGCTCTGACCTGAGCCTCCCATGCCTCGGCTTCTGCCTTGGAACGGAAGGACTTGCGGTGCCGCTCTCCCTTGAAATGGACGGTGGCCTGATAGCTGTTGCCTCTTGCTACTACTGGCATAGTTGTTTCTCCTGTTGGTTGGTAGTCATGCCCGAGTGGTGGAATTGGTAGACACGCCGCACTCAAAATGCGGTAGCTAACGCTGTGTCGGTTCGAGTCCGACCTCGGGCACCATCACCCTTCCCAGTCGTTCGTCCAGTACACCAGAATGTATCTGTCACCGACCTCCACAGGAGCGCCACGGTGCAGAGACTGGTGCCCGTTGAACAGTAGGGCATGTCCCTTGGGGACTGGTGGGATGTGGTCGTAGGTTCTGATTCCTGTCCGTATATCGGTGCCTCCCCCGGCGAACAGCTCCGGTGCGAGGTTAATGACGGCGGTCATGTTGCTGTCGGTATCGTGATGCCACTCAGTCGAGCGCGTCCCATCGGCGCTGTACCACGCCAACTGGATGGACTCCACATGCTTGGGCACCTTGCCCCACAGCAGGAACATGATCTTGAACAGGGATTGTTCAGCGAACTGGTTGAGAGATCGGTGGAGGGTTGGGATCTCCCTACGCAGTACGATCTCGGGGATCTGATAGGCTTTGCCTTCGTTCTCGTTCGGTCGCCAATCGTTGGCGGGGTGTTTGATCTCCTCTATCAGTAGTTCACAGAGATCGGGGTGGATGATGGGGGCTGACAGGGCCAGACCATTGGCGTACCTCGGGAGGTTCTCGAACCACTCAAGGGCTACCTGTTCGTGGGGCTTGAGGTCTTCGATCTTGGGGACTGCCCCTAGTGTCGACTCCAAGTACCCTGCCAGACTGGTCAATCCATGGTGATGCTCCGCTAGTTCAGGGTGCAGCCAGCCTTGGAACGGCACGGCCAGCGCGGGGTTAGGTTCTCTTGCCATCGCTTCTCCTTCATGCTTCCAGTATCTCCAGTAGAGCCTCGGCCACACGCTTGCCCTTCGGGGTGAGCTTCACGATCTTCCGCCGCCGCTCTACTGGATCTTCAGTGGCGTACACCAGATCGTGTCCCGGCTTGTTCAGGCGATGGAACTTCGACAGGGCCGCTACGTTGCGGCTGCAAGATGACTGCGAGATACCCAGACGCTCACCCAGCGTCTTCATGGTGATGCCTTCCTCGTTGGCTACGGTCAGGAAGGTCGCGGCCATCTGCAACGGCATGTCGGGTTCGATCTTCCTGAACTCCTCCAGCATCTTCAGACCTTTGGCATACGCCCGCTTCATGGTGAGACTCCTCGTTTACTCTCTGCGTGAGTTGTAATGTCGCTCATTGCTGACGACGATGTGCAGCCTTCCGGCTACCCAGATTTCAGTATCCGCGATGTCACGTTCCCAGTCAAGCAACTTACCCGGTAGCGGGTTGCTGAGGGTCTCGATGAACATGCTTCGGCCAAACAAAAGAGGGGGAACGTAAAGCGTAAGCGCCATTTGTCCTGCGTACTCCATACTTCACAGCATAAAGCTGACACTGGTTGACGACGTGGCCCTACCTATGCAGGGCCGTGATATTGTTGTGGCTGGATAGGTTACTTCAAGGCATTGGACTCGTCCAGAGAAAATCTAATGCGCCCTGCCCCCTCGTACCTACCGTCACAGGTAATACAAAGTGATGACGATCAGGATCAGTATCAAGAGGATGTCCAACCTGTCCTCGGGAGAGGTCATGCGGCCATCCTCCTACCGGCACCTACCGGCTCCTCGGTGTAAAGTACGGTTCCCTGTGAGGCAATCCGAATGACGTTCTCGGCGTTGATCCGGCGGAACCCACGGTCACGGACAGACCAGATCAGAAAGTAGTAGGTCTGGGTTCCCTCGCTGTCGAAGCGGTGGTCAGCGGGCCAGTCACGGAAGTTCACCCCTACCCGACCGTTGATGGTGCGGATCTCGCCATTGTTCTTGCGGAAGGTGACCGTCAGGAAGCGGCCACGGGACTGCTCGATGATGGAGTCGATCAGAGTATTCAGCTTGTTCATGGTTGGTCTCCTGTTGGTGTTGAACAGCGGGAGTGATTCCCACGGAGGGCACCCGCAGATGCCCTCGATGTGAGCCACTCAGGCGGCTTTCTTCAGGTTGTCCAGCAGGGTCTTGATGATGGCCTCGGGACTCTCGTCCTCACCGCCCTCGTCCTCACCGGGGAAGGCTGGCGGGAAGTCTCCCTCCTTGCACTTGTCCAGCAGGGCCAGCACACCAGACGGGATGTAGAAGTGGTCACCATCAGCGTCCTTGCAGACCAGATCAGCCGGGGCGTGAGAAGCCACATAGACCACCTCGAAGGGGCCGAACTGGATCAGTCGGGACAGGTCGATGCCGCAGACCTTCTCCAAGATGCGCTCGGCCACCACCTTGGCACCTTTGGCGCGAGGGTCACCCAGAATGTCGAAGTCGAAACGGGTGCCCACAGGGTACTGCTCGGCGGCGTCAGCCTTGGTGATGATGTTGCAAGCCTTGGCGATCATCAGTTCACGGATAGCACGGGTCATCATGGTTTGGTTCTCCTATTGGGTTATGCAGCGGAAAGGTCTTGCTTTTGTTGCTTCATGCCGAAGCGGGATTCCAGTACAGCCAGCGCCTCCTCGATGGAGTTACAACGGATGCCACCAGAGGGACGCTTCGGGATGGGACGCACGGGTGCCGCTTTGGGTGTTGGCGCACCAGTTTTCCCTTCCAGTCGGTCGAGTTCGGCTTCCAGACGGCGCACCTCGGCCATCTCTCGCTTCCATTGGCTGTAGTCGTCGCACATCTCAGCAGCGAGGCGCATCTGTGCGAGGTCTTCACGGGTAATCATGCGGCGGTCTCCTGTGCAGTGTTGACGTGCGGTTTGCCCCACTTGCCCACGGCAATGTCGAAGTAGAACGCAGTGTGGAAGTAGTCAGTCATTACGTCGGACTTGTCGAACCACTCGCCCACCTCCTTGATGATCTGCTCGATCTTCTTGAGTACAGCCAGTTGTTGGCCCTCGAAGTGTTTATCCATCCAGTAATGGTTAACCGTGAACGCTGCGCCCTCCTCGAAGTACGGGGATGCCATAACGCACACACTCAGAGTCATGTGGTGCCGGATAGACACACTGAACTTGATCTCAGGGAATGCCTCCTTGAGCGCCTTGCGGATCTTTGCGGAGGTCTCGCGGTTGATATAGGCCATTGTCGTTCTCCTGTTGGTTGACCAGTGGGTTTACTCGGGGCCACTCGATGGAATGACCCCTGATAAACCTCCTGCATCGGTTGCGAG